AGTTGCTCATTTCACCAAGTATTACTGAAGGGTTAGACTTGAAGGATGATCTAGGTCGTTTCGCTATATGGGCTAAGGTTCCCTTTCCATTCTTGGGTGATAATTGGGTAAAGCGTCGTCAGCAGCTTTCTAGCGATTGGTATAGTAGACAGGCAATGATCGCAATGATACAGGGAGGCGGGCGTATTGTGCGTTCTAAGGATGATTGGGGGCATGTCTACATACTAGATGAATCCTTTGGTAATCTTTTGAAATACTCTAAGAGATTTTTACCTAAATGGTTTACTGAATCTATTGAGGTTATAAAATGACTGATTGTGAGAAGTATAAAAATCTCTGTGATAGATTTGCAAGAAGAATGGCAGATTTAAGATATAGAGATTATGAAGCAAAAGCTGAAATTGATAATAATGAAATAGAAAAATTATTAACAGAATTAGGATATGAAATGTATTCAGATGGTGAATTTGATTATGGATGGCTTAGAAAATGAAATCATAATACACTCTATTTAATAAATATCTAAAATATTAATAGAGTGTATTATGAAACTAAAAGACATTATAAAAGAATCAGTCAATTTTGCGGCAGATCAAATAAATCCTGATGATAGTTTTAAAGAAATATTAACCATGTGCTCATATGCACAGAGAATGTTTTATCAATATGTTCAAAAGAACAAACCATTTTTTATGAAATATTTAAAAGATCGTGGCGAGAATCAATATTCTCATATTAATTTTGAACCTGATGGTAATGATTATGATAAATCTACGGGTACTATTAATGTATATGCGAACGGTATTATTAATGATAAATTTAAAAATGATTTTAATGAATCATTAGAGTATGCTGTAAATAAGTTAAAAGAAAAAGTAGAAGTTGGTCCTCTGACTACTGAAGGTGAAAAAACTTCCTATGATAAACCTAGATCAAAATATGATGATACTGGTAGTTTTGAAAAGGCATCAGTGATCAGAATACCTATCCTGAAAAATGAAGTTGAAAAAAGCAAATTCGTTGAAATGAATTTAGCTAATAGTAATGCACGCACGTTATTAAATATATTAGACTTAGATGCCGAAGAATTGATGGGGACTATTAAACATAAAGATATCCCCAGATTACTTATGAAGATACGTAATCTTAAAAGTGGGAAAATTGAAGATAATACTAGAGACGCTTCTACCACAAGTTCAACACGAGTTAATAATGGTGCAATAGAACGTGGTGCTACTATACATAATATGGGATTAGGTATAGAACAAATCCAACATTACCTAGACAGATTCGTACAAATATTACAACAAGCACTTGATGCTAAACTGGATGTTAATTATGCTTAATAAAAAATCATTTAAAGAATACCTATCAGAAACACCTATCGGTGACTACAAGACATTTGGAGACTGGTCTAAAAATTCTAGTTTTAGAGATAAACGAGATAGAACATTAATTCAACACCCTACTTCTATAGCAAGGATGAAGAAGAAATTTGATAATAGTCATGTTGATTTTAATCTATTCTTTGTAAACTCGAAAGAAGCTAATAGACATACTGAATTGGGTATAGTAGATATTGAATTTGTTAGACGTGAATTAGGTGACGAGGTTGCTGATGCTGTTGAGAATGCAAAGGATAGAGATGATTCTATTAATATGATATTCACAAATAACAAAGGGTCTGAAAGAAAACCATTTACTGCGTGGATGGCGGCACATAGAATGGGTCATGCATTCGCAAGAAAAAAAGGAATGAATCAACAATATTCAACATATAGAAATGCGTCAAACCATTTAATATCAAATATATCGTCAATAATGCAAGATTATGGAGTTAAAGATTTTCCTGATAATGAAGACAAGATATTAAGAGGTACTAGCGGATATTCATATACTAGAGATGATGTGAATAAAGTTAGACATAATCAACGTGCGATGATACATTTCTTTCATAAGGTAGCTACATTCAAATCGGCTAGAGATGAAAACTTAAGAGATTGGTTTGAAGTCTTAAATGAACTTATTGCACAATATCTTACAACAGGGCGTATTAAATTTAATCCTGCTCCACAGACATTTGGAAAGCGGGGGTTCGGTAAAGGTCAAATATATCATCTTCGTGATAAAGAATCTGCCGACAGTCAAATAGATGTATTAAGTAGGGATATGGAACTTATGATTGATGATATACTATCCAGTCTCATTGGCTCTATATTAATAATGTGATTAAATATCACTATGAACGATTGATGAGAACTTATTATTCTTTTCTATTTCTAACTTAGAATCGAACATAGTAGTTGTCTCATCTCGATGCGATATAACAAACATTGATATACCCTCTTCCTTCACAACTTCCTTAATCATCTTGACAGTCATTTGTACACCAATATTACCCAGACCACTATCCAAACATTCATCTAGAATTGTGAAGGTTATCTTACCGTGACGCTTCTGTAGTACGTCTCTGAACGCGAATGAGAGCGCAATATTGATTCTAGCCTTCTGTCCGGTAGATAAATTTTCATAATCTATTTCATTATTAAATTCACTGATTGTGGTACTCATATCGAAATTCAATATAACCTTGTGGGGCAAACCTATTTTCTTAAGGTAATGTTGGAATCTAGTGTTTAAGTATTCCAGATTCTTGGATATTAATGCTTTACGTATGAATGAATTTTTATCTGTTAATAGTTTATACAAGAAATCCTGATGCTTCAATGTATCAGTTAATGTTTGTATTTCCTCATTTCTATCTTCTGGTAATTTAACTTCATTCAAACGATCCAATATTTTCTTATAAGGATTGACTTCTTGTAATAATGAAGTGTGTTGAACTTTTAGATTTTTTAACTCAGCTTCCGCCATAGTCATTTCCCGTTCATTTTTGAACGTTAACAAATTACTATAGTTTTCATACTTTTTGTTTAATGTATCTAACTTAGTATCAATGCATTTGATCTTACTGTTAATATCATCTTTAGATATTTCATCATTCTTATGAGGGTTTGTTGATTTTTTAAGGTCTTCTATCTTATCAGATAATGAATTAAACTCATTCTGATTGTTCATATACCATTCAACTCTACTGTTAAGTAGACCAACTTTAGTTTTATCTATCAGTTTTTTAATATCTAATATACTTGTATTATTATTTTCTATAATAATTTTCTTTTGTGATACATTCATACATAAATCATCAAGTATCTGAGACTTTTCTTCTAATTTTATTTTTGATTCTTCGTATGCCTGTGAACAGTATGGACATTTTGAATCTTTCAGATGTTCAATTTCACCTTCTAATTTTTTAATTTTATCTAAATCTAAATTCAATAATGTAGTGTCAGACACAACCATATTTTCAAAATCAGAAACTTGTTGTTCTAATTCTTTTATATTCTGAATCTTTTTGATGTGATCCTCAAAAGGTATATCTTTTAATTCATTAAAACGTTCTGTATACTCATTCAATTTATCTACTTTGTTATTTTCAAAATCGTTATACTTAGATTCATTAGATTCAGCAGTCTTTAAGATTGTTGTTAGCGAATTACGTTCAGAATTCAATTCATTCTGTTTATCTTGAATATCTTTAATAGATTTAAATAAAATTAATTCACCATCAAATTCTACCTTTGAAAGATGATCAATTTTAGAACTAACATCTCTTAACTTCAAATCATGAGATATAGTCCAATCATCAAATTCTTTAACATTGAGTTTAAGTTGATCTTGATGACGTGTATGTTCTCCTATGATCTGCTCATTCATGGATACTGCCATATTCAAATCAGATTTATTTGCCTTAATTTCTTCTTTTAAAATTTCAGCATCTTTAGATAAATCAGTTAATGAGAATAATTCTTCAATGATATCACTACGGTTTGTTGTTGTGGTTGATGTTATTGGAAGAGAAAAGAATGAAGGTTGTGAAGATGAATACAAGCATATTCTAGAGAATACATCAAACGAATGACCGATGATATCTTCTAGTTGTTTATTAGCCTTAACAATGCTATCCTGAGTAATATCAGTGGCAGTGTCGTAGTCATTAGTAGTATTTTCTTTAATAAGAATACCGTCAGGACCACGAGCCTTATTCTTTCTCCAACGTTCTACGAAATAATACTTAGTAGTACTACCAACGGTTCGTTCAAATGAGAAACCTACTAATAAATTCTTTTTATTAATATTATTAATAAGTTTGTCTACTTTAATCTTTCCACCTACAGTTCGATCATACATCACATAGGCTATGGCATTTATTAAAACGGATTTACCTGAACCATTACTATCAACCTGTCCTTCAATGGTTGCGTCTAGATTCTTACCTATTATCAATGTAGGTTTACTAAAATTTAAGTTTATTCGTGTTTCATCGTTTCCATAGGAAAAGAAATTTGTCCACCATACTTGTAATGGTTTAATCATCGTTTAGATCTCACTTGTTCATATATTTTAACTAATTTATCGCTATCTAATGTATCTGAATCTATCTTGGTTCTCAAGAGTTCCTTTACGATAACATCAGTACTCTCCAGTTCGAAGCCATCTAATGATATATCCTCATCAGACGAAACAGAATCGGTTTCTTCTTCTAAAAAGAATTCTCTGAGATTATATTTCTTGATGAACTTTTCTCTTATCTTAATACTTTCTTCTATGGTGATATGTTCATCATCCAAACATTTAACAGATGCTTTGGGTCTTAACATTGTTTTATGATTTTCTAACAATGTTGAAAGATTACATTTCACATAAGTAGGAGCATCAATCCAATTATGGAATTCAATTTTATCAGTTGCATATTCATAAGTGGCGAATCCCCTATCTACATCGTTGGCATCACTATAATTATGAGGGAAACAATTTCCTATATAAGAAATATTACCTTTATTACTTCTCTTATGATAATGTCCACAGAATATGCGATCAAACATTTTATAATCATCGGGGTTTTGACCATGCTCCATTATCTTTGTATCACCAGTAATAACAAAACCATTAAAATCTGGATGTAAAAAGGCTATTTTAGTTTCTTGATATTTCAATATATTAATATATTGCTCTGGAAATAAATATGGTGATATTAATATAGGAATTTCAGTCTCTTTAATTATTGTTATATTTTCAATAAGCTGTATATTTTCAAATTCTTGGAAAAAAACAAGAGAATGTAGGTCACTATTATGTCGGCTGAAGATATCATGATTTCCAACCATAAAATATATTTTTAAACCAACATTATTTAATTTTTTTAAACATTCATAAGAATGATTTATCGTCAAGATGCTTATAGAATCACGCTTATCATGCCAATCACCAAGAAATATTATATGGTCTATATTATTATCTTTTTTAATATTATTAATAAACCAATCTATATAATCATGGCAATCTTGTAAATGTGTTAAAGAATTGTTTTTTGCTCCAATATGAAAATCAGTAAACAATGCAGCTTTTTTTAATTTTTTTATTATCATTTTCTTCTTACTACCCATCCTTTATGTTGTTTACACGCACCATTTAATATACAACTCATACTACTAACAGACAATAGATGATTTTTACAAAAACTATTCATATTATTTGTTTCATATTCTACACCATCTGGCGATGTAAAAATATATAAATTATCCTTGAATTTCTTAGGCTCTCGTAATACTTCTAAAGTCCAACCTTTATATGATTTAACAAATCCTCTATATAAATTATAAAATCCACCACGTACCAAATCTTTATCTTTACAGAATTCTTCAAGGCTACTAACATTATCATATATAATACCTTCTGGTGATGTTAATTTATAAAGTCCACCAGAAATTTTAGTCTTTTTATGTTTTGAAGAAATCATTTTTGATATGCGTTGTTTTTTACTATCAGGTGTAATATCTTTCCAAATTTTTTTTATATATTTTGTTCGTTTTTCTGTTGATATAGAATGCATACTTTTTTGTGCAAAGGTTATTTTAAATTCTTCATTTTGACCATCCCAATATCTCTTTACGCCTGTACTAATTATTTTATTCTTTTGCTTTCGTTCATCAGTAGTTAAATGTGATGAATCTATTAAATCTCCATATATTAAATTATAGCCATTGTTTACAGAATCATATTCTCTAATATATTTTAATTCTAAAACATCTAACTCTGTTATTGTGGTGGGTGTGTCGTCTAATATTTCTATTTTAAAATAATCAACACCATATGTTCTCATATCCTCATACAATTCAAATGCTCGTGATGTACCTTTATATAATTTTGCACGAGATTTATGTTGCGACCATCGTGTAGAAATACTTTGAATAGTTTTTCCTATATAAACTTTGTTTATTATTGTATTTGTTATTTTATAAATTATCATATTGACATTTAGTATATATTGACGTTTATGAAAGTAGTTTCAACATCAGTCTTCATCTGTTATGTCTTTCACTTCAGCAGCTTCTTTTTCATGTACGGCAGGATCAATGTCAATAACTTCTGCATCAAGATTAGCAAATCCGCGTTCATATGCTTTAAATTCTTCATCTTTTTCAAAACTATCCATCTTTTCAAAATGGTAATTATCAGCATCAAAATCATTTTGGAATGTATAAGATGGAGACTCACCCTGTTCAATTAATAATAAATCTCTAATATTTCTATGTTTCTTTTCTTGTATCTTATATTGATAGAATGCACGTTTTATGATCTGTGTAAAATATGCAAAGGGCATACTACCTTTCTCTGGATCAAAATGATTCCACATTTTAACAACCGTTAACAATGCGAACGATTGCATGTCATCATTATATGTATAATTTATAAACCAAGGATGTTGTGCATATCGTTTGGTTAACATCATTATCATTTTAGTTAATTCATTTGTTAATTTTTTCTGAGCTTTACTTTTAATCACTTCGGCTAGCATATCTTTATTATTGACATAATTAACCTTTCTTTTCGGCTTTTTAATAGAATCTTCTTTTTCTTTTTCTTTCATAAGGTTACTCCATAGTATATGATTATACTCTATATTAAAATTAAAATCAATAAAAATTTATAATTTGTAATGTTATAAATAGAGAATATATTGAGATTTATACATATGGCTGACCAGAATCAAGTTTCTATAGAAATTCTATCAAAAATGCTTAAAGAAATGCAGAAACAATCTGCACGCTATAAAGATGATGACATTACTAATAGAGTCACCAGAAGCCGTACCGATGGCTCTACTATTACGAATAGAAATATTGTCAATGACTTTAAGAGATTAGGTAGAGAAGTCAATCACAATATTCAAGCTATCCAAAATTCTAGAAAAACATTTAGTGACTTAAAAACATCTCTTAAGGATATGATATTACCTGTCTCTAGGATGAGTAAAATCTATGATGAATATAAGAAAAGTTTTAAAGACTATACCCGAGGCCAAAGTGATGAATTTAAAAAGGCCGCAAATGTTACCTTAGATCAATTCCAAAAAATGGCTGCAAGTGGAAAAAGTGTATCAAGTAGTCTATCTTCGCTTAAAGACATGCAAGGATATTTCAATAAAAGTATTGAAAATTTTTCCGATGGAATTAGTAATATAGATTTAGAGAAAGACCTTGATAAAAGAGCGCGAGAGTTAAAATCTAAAAGACTAGATGTAATAGGTCAAATAAGTAAGAATAAAAATGCTAAAAAAGGTACAGGAACACTTGACGCTGAACTTTCAAAGATTGAAGAAGAACTAAGTCAAACCAACACACAAATAGCAGGTTTGAATAAAACTAATACAGATTATATTAATGAATATGGTAAATTTGTAAAAGAAGCTAATAGTTTACATGAACAAGGTATACCTATATTAGAAGGCATGAATGCGGCTGATATAGACTATGCTACTTTTATGAACAAATCTAATAAAGAACAAGAAGAAATAGTTAGAAAATTAGGTAAAAATATTGGCGGTATTGCTGCTGGTGTTGTTGGGTTTGAAGCTGTATTGAAAGATTATAAATCTGCAATTGATTCATCTAGAAAAAATTTAATATCTTCAGCTAAACAAGCGGTTATGGTATTAGCGACTGTTAGTGCAACACAACTTGTTAAAGATTATAATGCTACAAAGAAATATAATGTAGAATCAATTAGCCCATTTCAAGCCGGTAACATGGGAATGAGTCAAGAAGAACTATCCACCCTGATAGGTCAGAATAAAACATTCTTACGTGTAGCAGGTAATGGTAATCAGAATGCAATGATTGATTCTGGTGCGTTTAAAGAATTACAAAATAATGCAAAACAATTTGGTGTATATGGAAAGGACGCTGCGGAACTTGCTGCAAAATTCGGTAATATGCAAATACAATTAGGTGGTTCGGTGGACCCAACATCTATCAAAAGTGTGATGGATGACTTCAAAAAATTGTCAGATATAACAGAAATGACAGTTGATGAGTTAGTGGATTACACTAATGAGTTGAATAAGAATGGCACTATTACTGCTCTTAACCAAAAATATGCGCAAAAGAATGAAGCGGAAAAACAGGCCGCGATTAGAGAAGAAATTAATTTTCGTTATAAGCTAAACAAGTATATGGGTTATAGTATAGAACATCTTAAAGAACAACAGCAACTTCAAACTAATGAAAGATATGCCGACCTTACACAAAGTATTAGAAAAATGGTTGGTGCAGAAATAGCTTTAAGTGATTATAAAGCTAATGGTGGTATAGTAACTGAAGAAGAAGAAAATTTATTTAAACTTAGAGCTACTAATAATCAAGGTGGATTGGGGGCAGAAGATCAAAAGCGCGCCGAATCAATTTTTCAAAGAGTATCAACTGGACTTGATGATAGATTGATAGCGGGTCAAAACCAATTAGCAAAAGATTTTAAAGCTGGTAAAAATTTCAATCTTGATCCTGTAGCTAACCCAAAAGTAATGGCATCATTGGTTTCATCATTAAATGATAATTTTGTAGGTACAAAACTTGCTGAAAGTAGCACTGCAGCACGTGCAGCCAAGGGATTGAACCCTGACGGAACTCCTATTGAAGATACTACAATGTTTGGTAAGAATGGTAAAACCCCATTAGAAGAAATGAAGGTTGAAGATATTGGTGCAGCTTCAGACTCATTAACAAAAAATTTCAATAGATTAGGTGATGCTACAACTACCCTAAGAGAGAAATTTACAGGGTTTGCTGGAAATCCCTTGGGTCAAGCCAGTGGTGCATTATTATCATTAGCAAAAAATGGATTAGAATTTGCCGCAGCTACTCGATTAATGCAAGCTTTGGGTGGTGGTGCTGGTGTTGCTAGAGGAATTGGTATGGGTTCTAGTGTCGGTTCTCTAGCAATGGCTGGTGGTGTGGCAGGATTAGTAGCGATAGCAGGGGCAGTAGTAGTAGGTTTAGCAGCCGGTGGTTTGATCGGTAGTATAATAAATGATTTATATGAAAATTCTGACGCTAAGAAAAATTTTGAGGCTTTACATAGACCAGAAGAAGAAGGTGAATTATTTTATATGTTTAATTCTATGGCAGATAGATTATCATTAGGTATGTTCACCCCCGATCTAACGGAAGAACAGAGAAATAAAGCTAACCAACAATGGAGAGATATAGCACAGAGTAGACAGACTATAAAAACATTAAATGCCATATCTGAAAAGGGTGGTAAAGATGCTCAATATAATATGTTTAAATATTTAGCCACACCTGAAGGTACTAAATTATTATCATTCAATAATGACGAAGATAGACTTAAAGATTTAGGAGCAAATGATGAAGTTAAAAGAATTGCTGCAAATTCCATAAGTAAATTTGCGGAAGAAGCTATAGCCGGTCGTGATAGTGAAGAAGCCTTAAATATATTTAAATCGATTGATGAAAATATGAAAGTATTAACAAAAGATACAGTTAAGGCTAATACTGCAAATGATCTTGAGAGAAAAGCTAAAGAACTTCAAGCAAATGCTAAGGGTTCAATACTGCGTGCTATAGAAGACCAAGTTCAAATGACTAGAACTGGTGTAGGTTGGTAAACGAGTTCCCTAAAAATTAATGACACTAAATAATATATCGAGCGATTACAAGAGAATAGAATGACTATTAAGAAAATTTATAAGATTATTGAACCAAGACAAGACCCATTTACTGCTCTAGATAGCCAAGATGTGTCTGGTAGCGGTGGCGCATATGGTGCATATGGTTGGTATCATAGATTAGTACAAGGTTCTTCTTCTAGATCAGTAAGATATAGAGAATATGATGTAATGGATAATGATACTGATGTATCTGCAGCCCTTGATATCATTGCAGAAGAAGTAACAGGTAACACTCCAAAATCTGAGGAACCGCTCGTAATTAAAATAACTTCCGAAAATGAACAGATGGTAGCATCATCATTGGTAGTTACATTAAAAGCTGCTCTTAAAACTTGGTCAACTATTCAAGATTGGAATAAAAGATTATATCCAACAGTTCGTCAGACATTAAAATATGGTGACACATTTTACATCCGACCTACAACAAAGAAATTTGATAAACTTTTACATATACATCCCAGAAATGTTATTGGTGCAATAGTCCCTGAAAATGATGCTACGAAAGTAATAGGGTGGAATATAAAAACAGACTATAGAAAAGCTGCCGGTATGGCAGGTGTCAATAGTTCCCTTTCATTTGCAGGGGCAACTGATGCAAATGCTTATAATGTAGAAAACTTTTCAGCTAATGATGTAATAAGATTCACCATGAATAGTGATATGAGTGATGAAGCTCCCTTTGGTGAATCGATATTCAAATCAATTTATAAGACATTTAAACAAAAAGAATTATTAGAAGATGCTGTATTGATTTATAGAATACAAAGAGCGCCTGAACGTAGAGTGTTTAAAATTGAAACAGGTAAGATGCCCCCAAACAGAGTGGCACAACACTTAGAGCAAGTTAAAAATGAATTTAGGCAGAAGAAAGTGCCTGCTAGTTTTGAAGGTAAGAATAGTATTGAAGCTGTTTATAATCCGCAGAGCCAAAATGAAGATTTCTTTTTATCTATGCGTGATGGTGTCGGTTCTACTATTGAAACATTGCCTAGTGGACAAAATCTTGGCGAATTACAAGATTTAGATTATTTTTATAAGAAAATGTGGAGAGGGTTAAGAATCCCACAATCTTACATGGACTCATCATCTGATGGCGGTACATTTAATGATGGTACTGTTGGTGTTGCTTACATGCAAGAAATCATATTTACTTTAATGATTGAAAGATACCAAAAACAAATTGAGGAAACTTTGGATAAAGAATTTAAAAGATTCTTATATGAACAAAATATTCGAGTTGATACAACAGTATTCAGAGTCACATTACCAGAACCATCTAATTTTGCTAAATCTAAACAACAAGCAATCGACAACCAGATGATTAATTTGTATACATCAGTGATGGATGTGGATAGTTTATCTGATAGATTTAAATTAAAACGCTTCCTTGGTTTGTCGGAAGAAGAAATCATCCTGAATCAACGTTTGAAACTAGAAGAAATGGGTATAAACCCTGATACTGCTAAAAAATCAGATTTGATTAAAATATACAATAAAGATTTTGCAGAAGCTGGGGGTTTTGACGGTGGTATGGGTGGTGACCCATCACTTGATGTACCGTTAGATGATGGTGATATGGACGGCGAAGAGGGTATGGATGAGGAAGGTATGGATGAGGAAGGTATGGATACCGAAGATATGGATGCCGGTGAAGAAAAAGCACCAAATAATGAAGAAATACCTATCAAAAAATAATAATTAATAAATAACATAAGGAATAACAAAATGAACAACGAACTTGAACTTTTAAACAAGGCTGTACAGAATCTTGTACAAAGTGATAATAATCCTGATTCTGATAACTTTAAAGCTGCACAGGATTACTTTGGTAATTATCTAACAGCAAAAACAAATAGAAAACTAAACGGACAACCCGACGAGGAATAAAATGAAACTTGACCAAATATGTGAATTAAGTATACCTTTAGTATTGGTAAACAAAAATGTTAATAAACTTAACAAGAAACCAAAAAAGAAAAAGAAAAGTGTATATGGTGGTGTTATGCCTTACATGCTTGGTGCAGGTGGTGTCGGTGGTGCGATAGATACAGGCTCCGGTGGGGGTGGTGGTGATGGTGGGGGTGGTGGTGGAGACTAAACCTACATTTTCTGACTATCTGGAAGAAACCATTAGCTTTGCAGAATTTGCGAAACAGTCTGGTCTAACAAAAGAAGATTCAGATAAGATTAAAAAATCTAAATATAAAAAACTGCGTAACCCAACAAAGTGGCGTGAATACATGCAACGGGTTAACGCTGGTGATAAATAAAATAAAGGAAAGATATAATGAATAACAAAGAAAATATTAACAATTTTGTAAATAAATTTATTGATGACAATAATACTGACGCTATAGATTTGTCTACATATATCAAAAATAAAGCTAAAGAAATTGTTGCTTCATATAGAGATGAAGTTGTTAATGAAAGTTTGGGAAATAGTGCCATCAAATTTCATGGTGATGAAATCTTAGTGAATGGAAAAATTGTCGGATCAGTGAAAAACGATTCAGAAGATAATAGTGGAATAAAATTTGTCCCTGCTGATGGTGGTAAATTAAAAGAATTTGAAGATATCGAAGCACTTTATGGATATCTTGCTAATGAATATAAAATTACAGAAAATGGTATGACCGATGGATTGGGTACGGTCATTGATGATCCAAAGAAATTGGACCTAGATGATAAATTAAACATCTTAGATTTGAGAAATGTTACAGATGGTGGGTTACCTAAGCCCGGAGATACATCTTCAAATGGGTCGTCAACACCTAGAACTAATAAAATTAAAGGATTGATTAATAAAATTAGTAATTCTGGACGAGCTACATCAACAAAAGAAACAAAATAAAGGATAAGTAATAATGGAACAGTTACTAATAGAAACATTTCAACCACAAGAAGCGAAGATACTTGTTGAATCTACGGGGAAAGCCGTATATTTATCAGGTACTATTATGCAGGCTGGTGAATTGAATAAGAACGGACGCACATATCAGTTAGCTGAAATGGCTCAGGCTGTAACTAATGCTAACAACCATATTAAAGAGTTTGGTGGAATCTTTGGTGAAGCGGATCATCCTGCAACACTACAAATAAATTTTGATAGAATTTCACATGTTATTACCGAGATGAAGATGGATGGTAATAATGTTTATGGTAAATTGAAGTTGCTTGATACTCCTATGGGAATACCTTTAAAAGTCTTGGTAATTGCTTCAGGTGATCGAACACCGTTAGAAATTCTACCATTACCTCTATCATCAATATAAGAAAGATTTTTACTTTTTGTTATATTTTCCGAAACAGGAGTATATGAATCTTGAGCAATATCTCCTATTTTATTTAAATTATCTGTTAAAAATTTATCAATAGTGGTTAAACCAATCTTCTTAAAGTTTTGATCTAATTGCTTTAAGCCTCGTTTTGTTATATAACCATCATTCATTATGTTAACTCCATAATCTATTTATAAAAAAATGGCCCCAAAGATGGGGCCATTGAAGGTTGCACGTCCTTGTGCTATTCTTAGAACGGTGTAGGGCCGTTATGAGCCTTGTATCTAACACCAGTTATCAAGTTACGAGCATGATCGAAACGAATTGTTGCAGTAATTTTAATAGATTCACTTGCAGCATAATCCAAATCACCAAAGTCGATGTTCTGTAAGAAACATCCTTCTAATGCCCATGCAGCGAATACTGTTGTGTTACCATCCAAATGTTCAATACGTGTACCGAATTTGTATAGTTGACCTGCTGCTGATGCTGGTAACAATGATGACGGCGCAGGAGCAATAATATTCTGTTGTCTTTCTGACTGTCTCTGAATTGCTTCTGCAACCATACCACCAACATCATCTTCAAGTACGATGTTAATAGGCTGGAACATGTGTTTAGCGGCAACCCATGCTCTGGAATTGTAACGATCCAACTGAACTTCTTCATATTCTAACTTTGGAAGTTCACATGTTATAGCTTGTTCTTTAAGACCTTGTGATTCG